CCCGGCAGGTAGGCCGAAGTACGGCCCGGCGTCCGCGTATCCGATCGGCTGCACTGGCTCTCGCACCTGCGCGGCTTGCGGCTGCTTCTTGCTTGTGAACCATCCCACTGCGTCCCCCTTGGAGTCGATGATGCCCGGTAAAGGTCCCGCCCCGAAGGCGGTTCGGTCTCGTCCGAACGACACGGCGCGCCGTCAGGCCGAGATGACCAGGTTAGAGGCTGATGGCGCCCTGAGGGGTCCTGAGTTGCCAGATTCAGTGGATTTTCATCCGCGCACCATCGTTTGGTGGGATAACTGGCGCCGCTCACCTCAAGCGCAGCACATGGGCCAGGTTGACTGGGACTTCATGGTCGACACGGCCATGATGCATTCGGCGATGTGGAACGGCGACTTCAAGATGGCTGCCGAGGTCCGCATCCGGGTCGCCAAGTTCGGCGCGACGCCAGAGGACCGGCTGCGGCTGAAGGTCCAGGTCGATGAGGACCTGAAGCCTGAGGTCCGTGCACCGAAGGCGAAGGCTCGCCGGGAGCGGCTGCTGCAGGTCGTGGATGACGCCGGCTGATTCGCTCGGCTTCGCTCTCGTCGACTGGATCGAGACTTTCCTGGTCCACGGTCCGGGCGATGTGGAAGGTGAGCCGATCGTCCTCGATGATGAGTTCGCCGCCTTCGTCATCCGCGCCTACGCCATCGACTCCTCTGGCGCTCGCAAGGTCCGCAGGGCTGTCCTGTCCAGGCCAAAGGGTCGAGCGAAGTCAGAACTGGCGGCGATGATCGCCTGCGCTGAGGCCATCGGTCCGGTGCGGTTCTCCCACTTCGCCGAGGCTGGCGAGGTCTCCGACTGGGGCTACGAGTACGCCGACGGCGAGCCGGTCGGGTTCCATGTGAAACGGCCCGAGATTCTCTGTTTCGCAACGGAGGAGGGCCAGGCCGGCAACACCTACGACGCGATCAGGTTCATCCTCTCCAGCGATGCCGTGAAGCGCGCCTATCCCGGCATCGACGTCGGCCTGACTCGGACCCTGCTGCCGGGCGGTGGCGTCATCACGCCGGAGTCTGCTGCGGACTCCTCAAAGGACGGCGGCAAGTCGACGTTCTGCGTGTTTGACGAGACGCACCTGTGGGTCCATCCGCGGCTCAAAAGGATGCACCAGATCGTCCTGCGCAACCTGCTGAAGCGCAAAGCCGCAGCAGGCTGGGCCATGGAGACGACGACGATGTTCGCGCCGGGCGAGGGCTCAGTCGCCGAGGGCACGTTCGACTTCTGGCGAATGCAACTGGAGAAGCGCACCAAGGACGATTCGCTGCTCTTCGACCACAAGCAGGCCGCCTCGAAGTGGGATCCGGTACGGAAAAAGGACCGCCTCGCCGGGCTGAAGGAGGTCTACGGACCTGCGGCTGCGTGGATGGACCTCGATGCCATCGCCGCATCCTGGGACGACCCGCAGACCAGTCCTGCCGAGTGGCAGCGGTACTGGTGGAACCTGCCAGTCAGCATCCAAGGCACCTGGCTGAGCCAGAAGGCCTGGGATGAGTGCCACGACCCGAGGCCGATCCCCGACGGCGCGACTGTCGTCCTCGGGCTTGACGGGTCCTTCAACGGCGACTCCACGGCGCTGTCAGTGGTCCAGGTCGGTGAGTTCCCGCACCTTTCGGTCGCTGGACTGTGGGAGAAGCCGCCGGGCGATCACGAGTGGCGCGCACCGATCCTCGACGTCGAGGACGCGATCCGCACGGCGTGCCTGCGCTGGCGCGTGGTGGAGATCACCGCCGACCCGCACCGCTGGGCCAGGAGCCTGGAGGTCCTTGCCGACGAGGGATTGCCGGTGGTGGAGTTTCCGCAGACCGCCGCACGGATGTCACCGGCGACGCAGCGCTTCAGCGACTACGTCAACCAACGGCAGCTGACCCATGACGGCAACGCATCTCTGGCGCGGCACGTCAGCAACGCAATCCTGACGTCCGATTCACGCGGCACGCGCATCCGCAAGGAAGGTCGGATGTCCGGCAAGAAGATCGACCTTGCTGTCGCGTCGATCATGGCCCTTGAGCGGGCCGTCCACTTCTCCGAGGTCGCACCGGCCCCGGTTCCGCAGTTCTTCAGTTAGGAGGCCCGATGGCGCGCATCCTGCAGGCTGTCGGCCTGCTCGCAATCGCGGCTGGCACGGCGTGGATCTTCCCGCCTGCTGGCTTGATCGTTGCCGGTGTCGCCCTGGTCCTCGTCGGGATCTCGGAGGCGCGCGATGCTTGAGCGACTCCTCGGCGGCGAGCGTCGGTCCATCACCTTCCAGGCGCTGTGGGCTTCTGGTCAGGACATGCCTCGCGGCACTTTCTCCGGCGTCACGGTCAACCGCGATACGGCGCTGAAACTGGAGGTCTTCTACGCCTGCGTGCGGCTCATCACCGATGTCGCCAGCACTCTGCCGCTCGACACGTTCCAGCGCATCGACGGCCGCCGGGTGCCATATCGGCCTCGGCCCGAGTGGGTGGACCGTCCCGAGCCTGATCGCAGCGTCCCGCGGTCGGATCACTTCGGCATGGTCCTGGCCTCCCTGATGATCGACGGCAACGCGTTCGTCCGCGTCATCCGCTCCCCATCGACGGGCGAGCCAATCGCCTTGAGCGTGCTCGACCCGTACCGGGTGACGGTTCGTAGAGACGTGCGTGGCCGGATCGAGTTCGTCATCGACAACGGCGCATTCGTCGTCCCCGAGGACGACATGCTGCACATCACCGAACTGCGCAAGCCTGGCCAGTTGCGCGGCGTGTCCCGCGTGGACGAGCTGAAAGAGACACTTGGCCTGACCGGCGCGCTGGAGCAGTTCGCCGCCAGGTTCTTCGGCCAGGGCTCGACAACCTCGGGCATCATCGAGGTGCCGGGAGAACTGAACGGCGACCAGGCCAAGGCGCTGCAGGATTCGTTCGAGGTCGGCCATCGTGGCCTGCGCAAGGCTCACCGGCCCGGCGTCCTGTCGGCTGGCGCGAAGTTCGTCAAGACCGGCGTGGACCCGAACGAGGCGCAGATGCTGGAGTCGCGGCAGTTCGCTGTCGAGTCCCTGGCGCGCGCGTTCCGCATCCCGCCGCACATGCTGCAGGTGACCAGGCCTGGAGCCATGTCTTACGCCTCGGTGGAGGAGAACGCGCGGCAGTTCGTGACCTTCACGCTGCTGCCGTACATCAGCAAGATTGAGGAGGCGTACAGCACCCTGCTGCCGAGCCAGGCGTTCCTCCGGTTCAACGTCGACGGCCTGCTGCGTGGCTCCCTAGAGTCGAGATACCAGGCCTACAGCATCGGCACCCAGTCCGGGTTCCTGTCGATCAATGACATCCATCGACTGGAGGACATGCCGCCGGTCGACGGTGGCGACGTCTATCGAGTGCCGTTGGCCAACGTGAATCTCAGCGCCGCCGACCTCGTGGAGACCTCGAAGAAGGTGGAGATGGCGCAGCGGCTGATCTACTCCGGCTTCGAGCCCGACTCGGTGATGCTCGCCTTGGGCCTGCCGCCGATCCAGCACACCGGCCTACCGTCCACGCAGTTGCAAGCGGTGGCGCAGATCAACCCAGTCGATCCGTTGAGCGTCTACTGATGCCGTACTTCATCACCGACTCCGCCGACGACTGCTCAGGCTGGGCGACTGTCAAGGATGACGGCGAGGTCATCGGCTGCCACGCCACCAAGGCCGACGCCATCGCGCAGATGGTCGCGGTTAGCCTGGCTGAAGGCCTCGAGCCTGGCGGCGAGCGCGCCCTGCCGGACAACTACCGCCCCGCCTTGGCCGCTGACGTGCCGGACGGACGAGCCTGCGGCAACTGCGCTTTCTACGACGAGGATCGCATCCAGGGTGATCGCGCCTGGTGCGAGCGCTGGGACGACTTCGTGCGCGGCGACTACTACTGCAACGCCTGGCAGCAGGACATCAAGGACGACGAGGACGACGAGCCGGAGCAGTTGCGAATCCGTGCCGAGGTTCCGGCTTACATGGCCAGAGCGGCCCAACGCGGCCTGGACTTGCGCGCCGACGGCTTTGGCGGCGACGGCCTGACCGAGCAGACGATCCGCGAGGCCAGGCTCATCGCACAAGGGCAGATGTCCGACGCGAAGGTGATCCGCGCGAACGCCTGGGCGGCACGTCATGCCGTGGACCTGCAAGCCAGTCAGAACTCCGACCCAGACGATCCGCGCTGGCCTGGTGCCGGCGCGGTCGCTCATTATCTGTGGGGCATCGACCCCCTCGATCCGCAGCCAGCCCGGGCCTGGCTGGCCCGTACCGCTGAGTCACTTCAGGAGCGCAAGATGCCAAACAAGGTCGAGAAGCGCAGCATCACCATCGACGACTTCGAGCTGCGGCAGGCGGGTGACGGAATGTCCTTCACCGGATACGCCGCCGTCTTCAACAGTCCGAGCCAGCCGCTGCCGTTCATCGAGACGATCGCACCTGGCGCCTTCAAGCGCAGCCTGTCGGCGCGCAACAACGTCAGGATGCTGCTCA